AACAAAAATAAATTCTGTCCCTACTCACCGCCGAACAGGCGGACATAGTCGGCGTCCTCCACGTCGTGCTCGCTCACCACGTCGAGCGGCTCGAGACCGGAGGGGTCGTTGAGGCCGTAGCGCACATAGCCGGTGACGCGGCCCTCCGCGTCCTCGTCCGTGTGGACGAAGTTCTCGCCGTCGGTGAGGCCGTGGCCGTCGTCGCTCTTCCACGCGCGCCAGCCGGTGAGGCGCTCGACCTCGTGGAGGGTGAGCGGGCTTCGCAGGATATAGTCGGTGCTCATTTGTCTTTTCTCCTAAGTCGCTGGCTTGCCGGGTTTCACGAGTGCGCAAGCGCGACGTCGAACCCGGCCTTGTTGGGGTAGGATGACCCCGCGCGCGCTGCCAGCACGCCTGCGCCTTTATCTCAGGTTGCGATACTCGAACTTGCGATCGATCTTCTCCAGCCACTCCGCGCGCTTGGCGGTCAGGCAGGTAGCCATCTCGTTGGACTGCGGGCTGGTGGAACGCTCCGGCCACTTGGCGCCGCGCACTACCTCCTTGAACAGCTCGCTCCGCATCACCTGCAAGACCTTCAGGTCGGAGGGCGCGGCATATTCGTCTGTGTTGTTCTCCTTGATCCTGTAGATCCAGCCGATGATCTCCTCAGCGCTCCGCTTGCGGGCAGCCGTCTCGAAGGTTTCCTTTGACCAGGAGAAAGCGTTGACCGGATCCTGGGCGAACCGCTCACGCCACCTGTCGAGGTGCTCCTGCGCGAACTTGATATCCGACGCGGCTTCTATTCGAATGGCTTCGAGCAAGTCGGCCGCCGCCGCGCCTGGCGTGGGCGGCGTCACCGGTTCACTGACCGATAGTCTGGATTTACGCATGGCTTTCGTGTCCTTTTTCTAGGGTTGTTCGTCTGACCATCGTCAGGCGCCGCGTCACGGCGCGACGCGAGGTTTAGCCTCGCGTTTCGGTCTCCCGTGGACCTATCGGCATCACGTGCACCAGCCTTATGTCGCGGTGGTGCGTCGCGTCGCCCGCGCGCTGCGCATCCTCGCGGGTGGCGAACTTGACGGCCTTCCACCTGGGTCCGATGAAGCGCTCGCCCCTGTGGTTCTCGCACAGGTATGGCGTCCGCCGGCCGAACCGCATCGTGAAAGCTACAGTAAACATTGTCTTTCTCCTCTAGGGTTATGCTGACATAACCAAGAAAGTCAAGAGTCCAAGCGCAAAACCGACGAAAGCGATCGCGGCAAAATAATGGTTATCGCCTGCGGTCAGCGCCAGCTTGGCCTTCAGGTATTCTTGTGACGTGTTCATTTTCTCAATCTCGACTCGCTCCGGGGGGTCATCCTCCGGTACCATCAATATAGGGCGCCATCCTTGAAAAAGAAACAGTAAAAGAAAGAATTTGTTTGCCTGCGATATCAAGGGCTTATGCCAGCAGCAGCTGGGCAACCCGCGGCCAGTCCCACCGCGCGGGGCCGTCCGTCCAGCGCCCCAGGACGCGGCCCGCAGGGACGCCTCTCAGGCCTTCTTCGGCCAGGTCCCGTATGGCAGCGCCGGCCAGGAGCCAGAGCTCGTCCTTGGCCCTCCTGCGCGGGCCAGAGGGGCACCTGCGGCGGACGGCGACGAACACCCGTCCGCCGGCGCGGAGGCGACGCTCCACCCACGGAACTTGGTTCTCACCGACGACTACGCTCCAGGCCGAGGTCTGCTTAAGTTCGATAAACCCTTCAACGCCGTCGCAGCAGTAGTTGAGGTCGGGGACGCCGGGCGCGAGCACGTCCATCTCGACCGGCTGGAAGTCGAAGCGCGGCAGGTGCTTGCGGAAGATCCTCTTGAGGTCGCCGTCCGATCCTCGCATCTCAGTCGAGCGGCGGCTTTAGTGCATCTCGAGCGCGCCAGAGGTCTTCCCGGGTGATGTGGCCAAGCGCCCCGCTGAGAGACACAGATTCCACGTTGCGCGTGAATGGCTCCAGCGCCGCGCGCAGCAGCTTGTTACCGGCCCGCAGCAGCTCGATCTCGGCCCTGAGCTGCGCGTTCTCGGTTGGCGTCTGGTCAAGAGCCGCATCGATGATGGCGTGCTCTCTGGCATAGTGTCCTGGAGTCATCTCTTTGATCTCACGGATCGCCGCCATCAGCCGCTCGATCTTTTGGCGTTGAGCCTCGATCAGTTCAATCCGTTCGCTGGTCATGGCAGCGCGTCGTGCCTCCGCTTTCTCTCGTCGAGCCAATGCTGGCAGGTGTACCGCGTGTCGTCGTCGAACGGAGGCTTGGCGCCGAGGACCCACTCCATGTAGTCGGACGGCACGCTCTCCCAGGCCTTGTCGCGGTGCTTCGGGAGGCGGCAGGTCTTGAGGAGGAGCGGCGTCGTCCTCAGCGCGACGAGCTCGTCGACCGGCCGCATCGCCAGCATCCTCTGGAGGATTGCGGCCGTGACCGTGGCGTCGGGCAGCGCGCGGTGCGGCGGGCCGTCGAGGCGGACGTCGAGCTCGAGGTAGTAGCGCAGCGCCTGGTTGGACCAGCCGGGCGCGTCGGGGAACAGGTGCAGCGCGGCCCGATAGGTACACAGGGTCAGCGGGGGCAGCGCCGTGAGCCCGGACTGGACGAGCATGCGGCGGTCGAACTCGGCGTTGTGCGCGACGAAGACGTCGGCGTCCGGGAGCCACCGGGCTACCTCGCTGGCCGGCGGCGCGCCGGCGAGCTCCGCGTCGGTGATGTGGTGCGCGGCCCGTGCCAGGACCTGCACCGGGACCGTGGGCCTGACGAGCGTCGTCATCCTCGACTCTACCACCCCGTCGACGAGGAGGACGGCCGCGACCTCGACGACCTGGTCGGCCTCAGTCAGGCCTGTAGTCTCCGTGTCGACGACTACGAGCCGCACATCACTTCTTGGATCGAGCCCGCTTCCTCTTCACCCACGACCGCTTGATCGCGAGCGACAGCGCGCGTCGGTGCGCGGGGCTGGGAGGTCCCAGCTTGCGAGGCTTTTTCTTCTTCGGCTTGCGCATACAAATGGTTCTCCTGTGACAAAGGAGCCAAGTCCTACACGCTGCCAGGACGAATTGCCACCCGCCTGAGGACCTCGATCGCCTCGCACAGCTCTGCCTCGCAGGTGCGCAGGTCCCCGCGGCTGACAGTACGCGCGACGATCGCCAGGGAGAGCTTGCCTGCCACGCGGGCAACCAGCTTGTGCGCTCGCTCCAGGTCTGCCTTGACGGTCACAGCGATGCCTCTGCCTCCTCGACCAGCGACTTGAACCCGGGACCCACGTTGCTCTCGCGCTCAGCCCACTCGCCGCGCTTCTGGGCGTCGAAAATCGGCGCGAACAGCGTCATCCCTCGCGTGCTGGAATAACGAACGAGCGCGGCCATGTCGTCCTGCTCCGCGCGCCTCTCCAGGTAGCGCCGCAGCGCCGGGTCGCGATGCGCGTCGGGGAAGGCAGGGTCCACCCAGACCTGGACGACTAGCAGCACGACCGGATCGCCGCCGTCAGGAGGCGTGATCTTGATGCGGTCCGGCACCATGTCGACCACGTAGTGCGAGCGGTCGGGCCGGCTCAGCTCCGCGGTGTCGTCGTTCACGAGCCAGCGGCAAGACCACATCGCGCACGACATCGGGAAGCCAGGCTTGTGATAGACGAGGCAGCCCTTGCCGAACCTCTGGTGTCTGCAGCGCTCGCCGGCGCCCTTGCTCAACTCGCGCACGGGCAGCAGCTTGCAGCACAGCTGGCACGCTCCGCACGTGCGCGTCATAGCTCCTCCCACTCGTGGCTGGCGTCGCCCCAGGATGATCCGAAGCGAAGGTCGACCACGACGGGCACGGTCAGCTCGACGGCCTCCTCCATGATGCGCGCGACCATCTTGCCCTCCGCCTCCGTCTTCACCGAGCAGTCGACGGAGTCGTGCATCTGGAGCATCGGGACCACGCCCTCGCGGTGGATCGCTCGCATCGCTAGCTTGGTGTGGCGCGCCGCGGAGCCCTGGATCAAAGCGTTCATCGCCTTGCGCGTGTCGCCGCGCTGCAGCGGCATCCGGTACCATGGGCTGTGCGGGTCGGCGGCGCGGCGCCTGGCCTCCTCGAGCGGCTGCGGCGCCCACTCCGGACCGTAGTGGTAGCCCGCCGGCTCCCACGTGTCCCAGTGCCTGCGCGCGCCGTCGTAGAGCACCGTGTACCCTTTGGCCTGCGCTTCGCGCTGGCAGAGCGCACTGAGCTCGTTGACGAACGGCAGCTCGCGGTCGTACCTGCCGTAGATCTCGCGCGCCTCGTCCTCGCTCCTCTCGATCATGGCGGCGAACTTTGGGACGCCCGCGCCGAACGACTTGGCGAAGTTGGTGTTCTTCGCCTGCTGGCGCTCGAGCCCCGTCCAGTCGACGACGAGGCGGTGAAAGTCCATCTTCGGGTCTTTACGGTAGCGGTCGGCTGCCTCGCTCGCCCGCCTCAGCCCGTGCGTCTCGGCGTAGTGGACTATGAAGCGATATTCTTGTTGAGACACATCTGGCTTGGCCCACACCTCGCCCTCCTCGGGCAGGAAGACGCCGCGGATCAGCGGTGCCAGCTCAGGGTCGTGCGCGGTCATCTGCTGGAGCGGGGGATTTGAGTAGGCGAAGCGAAGCGACCGCGTGCCGCCGTCGTCGCTGCGGTGCGGGTGGACCTCGGAGTAGACGCGGCCGTTCTTGACGTGGCCGAGGATGTAGTTCTTCAGGAACTTCTCTGCGGCGCAGTCGTACTTGTCGGCTTTGACGATCAGCTGCGGGAGCCAGTGCGGGTGCTTCGGCATCCAGCCCGTCGTGCCCGCGGTGAACGACGGGTTGCCTTTGGCCGTGCGCGGGTACCTGATCCCCTGCGCGTCGAACGTCTGCGCTAGCCACTTCGTGCGGCCGATCTCCTCCATGCCGACCCTCTGACCGAGCCTCTCCGACAGGTCGTCGAAGACCTCGTCGCGCCGCAGCACGACGTCGTCGTAGGCGAAGTTAGCCTCGACCTCGTCGACCCGGATGCCGCGCCGCCGCATGGCGTGCACCATCGGCAGGAGGTCGACCTCGAGCCGGTAGGCGTCGCGCGTTCCCTCCGCGTTGAGGACCGGATCGAGGCTCTGCCACAGGTGGAGCGTGGCGACCGCGTCGGCCTCGGCGTAGGCGGCGACGTCGCGGGCCGGCAGCAGGTAGAGGTACTTGCGGGGGTCGACGTCCTTTCGTCGCCTCGTCTCCGGCGCGACGCGCGCCACGGCGAGCCTCAGCGCCGCGTCGTCCTTGCCGGGGAGCCCGCGCCAGACGCACAAGTCGTCGAGGTTGTAGGTATAGCGGTTCTCGTCGATTATCGTCGCCATCGCGCCGATCTCCTCGAGGCGGTCAGGCAGAGGCATCTCGACCTTGAGGTCGCCCCACAGCCACCCAAAGTCATAGAGGCCGTTCTGCGTCACCACGCGCACGTCCGACGCCAGGAGGTCGCGCAGCCACGCCGCGACGCGCTCGCGGTCGAGGCACTCCGTGTCCGGGTGCCTGACCGGCAGGTATGCGGCTTTGGTATTGTTTCCTTCGTGCCAGCCGACGCTGACGCCGCAGACGTGGCCGTCGCCCCATGGCCAGCCGGAGCCTTTGTTCTCAGCGAGGCCGCCGTCACGGGTCTCCGTGTCGAGCGACACGACGCCGGCGCGGCGCAGGTCGGGCAGCTCCATTCGTCGTTTCCTTTAGTTTATTAGAACGATACTATTTTTCCGTGAGCTCACCGTCAGCACATGACCTTCTTCTGGCATTCTCCAGCGCCTCTTGCTGAGCTGGATGCCGCCTCGACCAAGCGCGTATGTGCCTGCAAAGTCTAAGGCGTCTCTCTCCTCTTCGAAGACTTCCAGCTGAACGAACTCGTATGGCTTGGTCTGCTCGATTCCTACGATCCAAGTCGTCATTGTTGGAGGACCCGCTTGCAGGCGAGCCTCACCGAGCGCGGGTCGTCCGGGCGGCCGGCGGTGGTAATCATTATGTTGATGCCGCAGATCGTGCACCTGACGTGGAACAGGCCGCACCGTCGCGCGGGGTACGGCAGCTCGATCTTGCAGCTCTGCGCAGCTCCGGACGACGCGTCGATGTCGACGCCGTTGGGATACTTTGGGTCGGGAGCGCTCTGCGGCTCGCGCTCGTGGTCGATCCACTCGATCTCGAAGGCCGTCATTATCTCGGCTCCGCTGCCTGCTGCCACGTCCTGCCCGCCCTCCGCCACAGCTGCTGCGCGGCGCCGCCGGACGGGTAGTCCTCGACGAAGACGATCCTCTTGCACGAGGTGTTCAGCAGCAGCTTCGCGCAGGACGCGCACGGGAACGCCGTGCAATAACAGGTTTCAATTGCGCGCACGTCGGCGCAGAACATGATCGCGTTCTGCTCCGCGTGGATGGCCGCGCACAGGTCGAGGCTGGAGCCGGACGGCGCGCCGCGCCCGGGGCACGGTTCGTCCTCGCAGTGCGGCTGGCCAGACGGCGCGCCGTTGTAGCCGGTGGAGAGGACGCGGCCGAGGCCGTCGGCCAGGATGCAGCCGACCTGGCGGCGCGGGCACGTGCCGCGCGACGCGACCAGGCGCGCCATGGCGATAAAATATTCATCCAATGTGGGTCTCATCTCGTGTCCGCCAGCCTGCGCGCGAGCGCGGTCAGGCTTATGCAGGTCCTGCCGCTCCAGGAGTGCTCCGGCGGTATCTCGATGTGCTTGTCGCCGTCGGACACGACGTCGACCCCCTCGCTGTTGAAGAACTCGACCAGCTCCCTCTCGAACTCCCGCCAGCTTCTCATCGCGCTTCCTTCGTGAGAAGGTCGACGACGGCGCCGATGATCGTCATGGGCTCGTCGCTGCGACCGCGGGTGATCGCGCCCTGGATGACCGCGAGCGGGACGCCGTACTGCAGCGCGATGCTGAGCAGGACCGCGCCGTCGCGCGCCACCGCCTCGACGTCGCTGCCAGCCTTGGTGCCGGAGATGAACACCTCAGCCGGATGCTCGCGCGGGCACGCCAGCGTCGGAGGAAAGAAGCCGACGCTCACCGTGTACGCCTTGTCGGCGTGGGTCAGCGTGAACGTCTCGGTCACGCGCCGGTCGGGGAGCCGCGTGCGCTCGCTCATCGCCGGACCTTGCCGGTGGTGAGCTCGACCTCGAAGGGCTCGCCCTCGTCCAGGTCGCCCCCCGTCACCGGCTTCCCCGTGTTCGCCCAGGTGAGCGTGGTCGTGCCCTCTGATGAAGTGACGGTGACGCAGGGGCGACTTTCCTGGTCTCTCTTGGCGGCCTTCTTCATGGCCCTGGCTCTACTCCACGCCCGCGCCGCGAGCCATCTCCCACAGGCGCTCGAGGAAGCTGTCGCGGGTGTGCGCGCCGAGCACGAGCGCCGGCGACGGCGGGTCGTCCCTGCAGGCGGCGCAGGCGCGCACTGCGTCGAAGTCGCGCTCGTAGACGTGCTGGCTGCCGGCGGTGAGGGTCAGGTCGCCGAGGGTGACCTCGACCCCGCGCGCCTTGAGGTCGAGCGCGACGACGACGCTCATCGCGGAGAACGAGAAGACATCGTACGGGACGCCCAGGTACATGTCCGACGACCGCATGGTGGCCAGGCAGTTGAGCCGCCCCTGGCGAACGAGCCACTGGAGCGCGATGGTGCAAGGAATATCCGGGTCCGGCGCCGGGCGCGGCCGCCACAGCGTCGCCACGGCCTGGCGCGACTGCGGGTCGCGCTTGAGGCAGTCGACGACGTACGGTAGCTGGTCGACGAACGGCGGGCCGTAGGCGCCGGCCAGCGTCAGCCCGTCGCCGCTGAACTCGGCCAGGTGCTTGGCGTACGGCTCGATCGCAGGCAGGCGGTTGCTGCCGGATATGATCCACGCCGCCTCCGCGGCCATGAACCGGCGCCCGACCTTGCGGACCGGGCAGGTGACGACCGGGTGCGTCATCGACCACCACGTCTGGTGCGCGACCAGCTCCAGGCTGGTCGTCGACCGCGCCGCGTGGCTGCGCGCCGCATGGCTGACGACGTCGCCGCACTCGACCGCGTCGCCGAGCATCTGCCTCCAGGTCGTGGTCGCGGTCATGCGAGCCTTCTCTCCGATGACGCCGACGTGGCGCATGGCCTTCATGAAGAAGCCCTCATCCACGGCGGAGGCTCAGGATCTTGGTGAGGTCTGGAGGCTTCCAACCTTTTGGTTTCACTACGTCGAAGCGGTGCTTCCTTGTGCTTCGAGGATCGCTCGCGCTGTTCGCTCGCTCCTTCTGCATGTTGCACTCTTGCACCGTGTCCCAGCACTCGTCGAACGGAACGTGCATCATGTGCGCGGTCCCGAGCGCCACGTAGACGAGGTCTACTAACGCGTCAGCCGCCTTCGCCACGTCCTTGGCCGCGCAGGCGTCCCTGAACTCTTGCAGCTCCTCGACCATGAACTTAGTCCTGAACGCCAGCTCGTCGTCGGGCAGGATGCGCGGCGCTGCGCTACCCGCCATGCGTGGGTCTCCCTGCACGGTGTAGCGTGGCAGGTCGAACTTCTTGTGAAACTCGCCGACGTCTTGAAAGAATGTTCTCACGGTGCCTCGCCCTTCTCAATCAGCTCGATCCTGCGGTTCAGGTACCAGCGCGCTTTGCAAAGATCTTCGTACTCAGGCTCTTTCTTCCCGGCGCGGCGGATGTACTTCAGCACGTTGCCGAGGTGGAAGCCGAGGTCCCACGCCTCGATCACCTTGATGCACTCGTACGGGTCGTCTGGGCCGTCGCCGTAGTGGAGGGGATGGTCGATCTTCTCGTTCATTTGCCTACACACTTCGGGCAGCGGTGCTGCCACTCGTTGTCTTCCTTGAACGCGCGCCAGCCCTCGATCTTCAGCCCGTTCCACGAGGACGTGAAGTCGCTCGCCTCGAAGTCCTGGGAGAACGCGTCGCAGACGTCGCAGACGAAGTGGATGTCGCTGCCGTTCCGCTCGATGCTCATGGTCTCAGCGCCTCGCACGCGATCTTCGTGGCCGTATGCCAGTCAGGGCACCACCTGATCCTGTTCAGCGCCGCCCGCAGCCGCTTGACCTCAGCGGCGGCGTCCAGCCGCACGCGGTCGACGTCCCACAGGTTCGGGTCGTCCGGGTCGACGTCTCTCAGCAGCCGCTCCACGATGTCGCTCACGGCCTCAGCTCCTCGTGGAGCTTGCACGAGAAGGTTCGGTGCGTCTCGAGCCAGGCCGGCGAGCCGACCGGGTAGACGCGGGCTGGTGCCTTGCGCCTCCCTCCGCCGGAGTGGATGACCGAGCAGGTCCCGTTCTCGTTGACCGGATAGTCGTCGCGGTCTCCGTGCCACCACCGGCACGTGCGGCACTCAGCAGGCATGTCCTCGCCCTCTCCTTGTTGGCCGGGTCGTTGTACTCCCGGCATCGCCCCGACGGGTGGGGCAGCAGCGTGAAGCGCGACCCCGTCGTGTGCTCGATGACCTCGCCGAACCAGCCGACGTCCGCCGGCAGCAAGAGCGCGCGCCACGCCTCGCGGCCGAGGACCACGACGCGCCGGTTGGCCAGGAGCCCGCGCAGCGCGACGAGCTCGTGCGACAGCAGGCGCGCGTGGCGCGCTCGCCTGTAGACGTTGACGCGGTCGTAGGTCGTGAGATATTCCTCACGACTCATGCCGCTCATCCTCCACAGCGCCCTGCCGGCGCCGCGGTCCGGCGACAGCGCGTCGACGTCGCGGTAGGGGTTCCTGAGGCCGACGATGGCGGGTTTCATCTGCTCACCACCGCCAGTCCCACGTGCCTACGTTCAGTGCAGCGTCGACCGGCTGAAGTACGCCTATAGCGTTTTCGTTTTTGGTAGGGCTTGCTTGCTGGCCCCCTCCACAGCACAGGTGCGTATGTAGCTGTTCGTGCGTCTAGTTGAAAACGAAACGGCTTGACTGAGTCTCTGTCCTTGTCAAAATTCGCAGCCATGATCCCAACGCGAGAGGGTAAATCGTATCTAAACCTTGTCGCTTCCGGATCATATGTCTTATAGTCCCCGCCAAGGTTGAACTTGACGGCTTCAGTCGTTACTCTCACAGACCAAGCCCCCGGGATACGTGCTCGAACAGCCTCTGCTATCAAGCAATGCGCCTGACTGTTTGGTTGAGCTCTTTTGATTATTGGTTCATCTACAGCAATGTTCCAACTCTTTGGCTTCATCATCGATGTTGCTCCTCGCGGCCGATCTCCCAGGCGGCGTACTTGTCGCGGAACATCGCCCAGAACGAGAGCGTGCGCTCGTGATCGATCGTAGCCTCGTCCTTGTTGGTCCGCATCTGGAGCTTCATGTACCAGACCGACTGGTTGGGCTCCCGCGTGCCCTCGCCGCGGTAGCCGCTCCGATACGCCGCGCGCACGAGGCGGGTCAGGTCGGTGTCATCCTCGCGGGGGGTGAGATAGTCATAGTCGTCGTGGTCGCGGTCGTCTATGTCGACGCAGCGCTCTGGCACGGTGGAGCTCGGCTCCTTGAACCTGACCTCGTAGCCGGCGGCCTGGCGCTCGAGGAGGATCTTCTTGATCTTCCAGTCGTCGCTGCTCGACGACAGCAGCTTCTGGTAGAGGGTCTTCGTGGATAGCAGTCTTAGTTCAGTCAGTCCAGCCATAGCGTTTCTCCTGGTTCAGCTTAGTTTACACTCTCATGCTTACTGTCGTTCTCCAGACGTGTCCATCACCGAGCGAGAGATCGGAATGATCTCAGCCCTGATCTCACGCGGCAAGCTGTCGATATGCGGACCGTACTGCAGCGGACGCAATGGCCTCGTTGATCGTTCGTTGCGTTCGTACTCACGTACCTTCTTGTAGTAGGCCAACCACGTCGCTTCATCGTTATATTTCATTGTTCTTGTGCTCCTTTTTCATGATGAAATAGAAACTTCTTTAGTCTTGAACGTGTGCGATTGGTCCTTCAAGCAGCGACGCGTCCGGATCACTACGCCTTCCACGCGAGTCGTAATGAGAACGCGTGAGTTGCTCCCGCATGCAGGGCACGGGCAAGAAACAAGGCCTTTTCTCTTACGGACGGTCTTTTTCATTGCTCTCATGGATCAAATCATGTTCAAATTGTGACTGCGCTTTCATATAATATGAAAGCACGTCTCAGTTGAGACGAGCTCTCGCCTCCTCCCAGATGAGCTGGTAAGACCTTCGATCGGTCTGGTCCAGCACCCTCCTCATGGTCTCAAGGTCTTGACCGAGGTGAATGAGTGCGGATCGATCACTATGATTGATATCAATGTCGTTGGCTTCGAGCCACGCGCCGAACTCACGATCTCCAGAGCGAGACCGACGTGCCTGAACCAGCAGGCCCGCCAGCTCCACCGACGCCTCGACCCACTCGCTCCTGGAGCTCTTGACCCTCGTCCAGGCGGCCTTGATCCACTGCGCCAGCTCTGACTCGGAGATCGACGACACGTCTCTTGTCAAAGATGAAGAGGTGACTGACACAGACGACACTGGTGAGGCGACCTGCCGGTCGCGCCGACGTCGATAGTATCGCCTGTTGCTTTCTCTCGCTCTTTCTCGTCTCTCTTCGGCGCGTCTCTCTTCCTGCTCACGAAGACGCTGGGCCTGTCTCTCTTGCCGCTCTTGTTCTCGTGCTCGTCGTTGGGCTTGCCGCTGAGACCTCTCTGCCTGCCGCGCCTGTGCAAGGTCTTGCCTGATCCTCAGTTGGTCGTCCTCTCTCAAGCATCGCGCCACTTGCGTTATGCGGGAGAAGCCAACACCTATCTCGTCGAAGCACCAGTTAGGCAGTGCGCTGTTGCCTACCTCGTCGCGAGCCTCCGCAAGGAGGTGAAAGAAAGACTGGAAGTTCTCCAGCCCTTTCCTCCAATGAACTCGCATTCTCTGCTTGTGCTGATCATCCATGATAAAAGTGAGGGCGGACCTTGCGACCCGCCCTCCTCCCTCAGTTCACAGCTGTCTGCGGCTGGTACTGAAGGCGCAGACGCTTGATGACGTTGCGAGCGAAGGCCGCGGTGCCTTGGGTTCGACGGACTGTGGACCTCGACAAGAGATCCTCTACCGTCGCGTCCAAGATGGCACCGTCCATGCTCTCAGCAGTGGTCGTGATCTTCTCACGAGCATCTGGAAGAGCAGCGCGACTGTCGTGCTTCGCCTTCAGCGTCTCTTCGTAGACTGCGATTGAGCCTACGTACTTCTCGAGCGACTGACCGGCCCGCTGGGCTTGGGCCATCCACTCGGTAGCTGTGAAGGCTGGAGCCATTCACACCTCCTTCTTAGTTTTGAGGTTTCCTGTCTTGGTTCAGAAGGAACCAACGTGAGAACCTCGAGGTTTTACCCAGAAGCGAGTGCGCGTCTGAGTATGATACAGGTATACTATAAGAAAGGAGTTTGTACACTGTCATTTTTTGGACAGCACCCACACGTTGTTGCGGCTGGCATCCGGATACAGCGGAGCCAGGAAGCAGGCCAGGACCTCACCCGAGTAGTAGGCGCTCAGCCGCTCGACGACGTCTAGCTCGGCCGCGCTGGCGGCGCGACGGATATCTCCCTGGCTGGCAAAAGTTCCGTGACGGCGCTCGACGGCCAAGCCGGCGGCCTCGACCGCTGCCTTGAGCTCGTCGATTTGCCATTCCATTAAATGATTTGCCGCTGCCTTGCCGTTGAACACCGGCGTCGACAGGAGGAGGGTGGCCGACGGGCGCAGGCGCCGACGCAACACCTCAAGGAGCCGTAGCCCGTCAGCCTTACGCATGTGCTCGAGGACCTCGAAGCACGTTACAAGATCGAACTGATTGAGCTCATCGCCGCGCTCGGTGAAGTTGAACTCCCATCGCAGCGTCGCCCACTGGCGCGCGGGGTGCTTCTTCGGCTCGCGGTTGAGGTCGACGCCGACGTACGACCGCGGCACCTGGTTGCGCGGCATCGTCAAGGCATGGATCATCATCACGTCCGGGCCGCAGCCGACGTCGAGGACGTCTGTCTCGTTGGTCACGAAGCGGCCCGCGAAGCCCCAGCGGAAGAAGTGCGCGCCGTAGTCGCGGTGAATCCACTGGCCGTGGCTGTTGGCGCGGAGGCTCGTCCTGTCGAACTCACGCTCCGGGTCGACGCCCCGGCGAAAGCGCGACGGCTGGGGGACGTGCGCCAGCGCGCCCGGCCTATCGCTTAGCTCACCAGACGGTTCCCCATCGCTAATGGGGCTTGTGGGTGGCGTGCGTCGGCGTCCGCCGGCTGTGGGCAACGGGGCCGTTCCTCTCCCCGCTTCGTCCGCTTCCTGCCGCGCGCTGGTTGGGTTGTCCCTAGCCGTATCGCACGGCTCCGCCGAGGACGTCTGGTCGGCGGTGCACTCTTCGCTCGGGACGTGAGCCTCGGTCTTCGCAGGCATAGGTACACGAGGGACGTCAAAAAGGTCACCCTCGTGAGGTTTACTTTTCGTTCGGGATGTGCTCTCCACGCGCAGCGTGCCGCGGGCCGCGTCTTCCTTGCGCATGCGGCCGCGGTTCCAGGCGATGTCCGCCTTGGACGCCTTGCTGCCCTCGTAGTGGGCGTGGACGAGCTCGAGGACCTGGTCGCCGCTCACCCCGTGGCGCAGGAGGCGGCGAATATAGCGTCCGGAGCCCTCGCCGTCGTGCGGGCTCGAGTCGGCCAGAACAGGCGACACTGGTGTCGCAGTCTCGGTTTCTGCTGAAATTGAATCGGAGATTAATTTCCGATCTCGCTTAGACTTCTTGGGCTTAGCCTCGGTTTTAATTAATGTATTATGCGGCCCGTAATCAGGGGGATTAATGGCCGTATCTTTTTCCGTTGGTTCGTGGTAGCGCAGCCGCTCGCGCCTAATTTCGGGCGTCGTATAGTCGACCAGGGTGAAGGTCGGCGCCTCGACTGCGACGTCGGCCGCGACCGCGCGAGCCACGTTCCTGGCCAGGTACTCGCCGACCGGCGGGCACACGCCTCTTCCCACCTGACCCGCGTCGTTGGCGTCGACGAAATCGTACGTGGCGGGGTAGCCGCAGAGGATCGCCAGCTCCTTGATCGATAGCCCGCGAGGCTCCGTAGGGTGAACCATCTCGTGCATCACGACGTAGGCGGGGCGGTCAGCCTTGGCGCGCTTGATGGTGAACGCTGGGCGCCCGACCGTCTGGCCGCGCTCGCCGGTCTTGATCTGGTCGGGCGGCGTCAGCCGCATGAATGCCTGGCGCAGCTCCTCGCCGGGCCTGAGCTCGCCGAGGAGCCAGCGGTGCTGCCCGATGTTCTTCTCGAGCGGCACGCCGCGGTCGTTGAGCCCGCGCAGCGCCTCGTCGAACGTAGTTACCTTCGTGAAGTCCGGCAGGTCGATCCGTCCCTCGACGCGGTGGCAGATCATGAACATGCGGCGACGAGACTGCGGGACGTTCAGGTATTGTGCGTCGTGGAGGAAGATCGTCGTTGAGTAGCCAAGGGCGCGGGCGCGTTCTGCCAGGCGCCGGACGAAGTCCTCGCCGACCTTCCAGGCCTGCTGCACGGACTCCCAAGCCCAGACCTTCGGCCTCAGCTCTTCGAGGAGGGTGAAGTAGCGCTCGGTGCAGGCTACCAGCGGGCTCGAGTCATATTTGCGGCCCTTCTTGGTGGCAGAGCCTGCCTGGCTCCACGCGGCGCACGGAGGGTTCCCGTATATCAGGTCCCACTCGTGGACCTTGAGGTCTGCTAGCGGCCAGTTCTTGACGCCGACGATCACGGGGATCTCCGGCTGGTTCTGGCGCGCGGTCTTGACCCCGTAGTTCGATTCCTCGAGGACGCAGTGAACGTCGAAGTGCCTCTTGACGCCGAGGGTGAACCCGCCGGCGAAGATGTAGACGCCGATCGCTTTCGGTCTCACGGCTGCCACTCCGCGAGCTCCTTCGCGAACGTCGTCAGGTTGGTGCGATCCCCGGTCTCGACGTGCCGCATCTCCCACTCACCCGCCTCGTTCGTCCACGTGATGTAGTCGTCGTCCTCCTCGAAGAACTCGACCAGCACCCGCTCGATCTCACTCCAGGTCAGGCTCACGCGCGCTCTCTTTCGCTGCGCGCTCGCGCATTGCCCTGATGCGGGCCGGAATGACTACGGTGTCCTGGCACCGGTTGCAGCAGCGTCCGCTGTTCACCGGCCACGCGTTGTGCCCGTACTCGTCGAACGGCAGCATGCAGATCGTGCAGACGCCGGTCATTCTCGCTCCGGCTTGGTCTCTGCCTTGACGGCCCACATCGCGCCGTCCTCGACGTGCGTCATGGCCAGCGCCTTCAGCCGCGCTACCTCGGGGCTGCTGCCGTCGACCAGGACGTGGATCAGGTCGATCAGGTCGGCGGCCGCACGCTTGATCTTGCTGACCCCCTCGTGGCCGCCGGGGTTGAAGTCGATCCCTACGCGATATTCTCCAAGCGTCATCACGTCACTCCCTTTGACTTCTCGATGGACCGCTGCGCGAGCCTCGCGTAGCCGGCGATGTCGACCCAGTGGTCGAGGTGGTTGGGGTCGCCACAGGTTATTCGATGCAATTTATGCGCTATCATCTGGATGGCCTCGACCTGCGCGTCGGTCAGGTCCTTCCAGCGCGGGGCGCTGCGCATGGTTCGCAGCAGCGCCTGCGACACGCGGGAGCACTCGTCGAAATCGCCGTGGGTGTCGTGGTTGGCTACGAGCGGATCTGCGGCGGCAACGACGGTCTTCTTGACGCGCTTCATGCGTCAACCACCCTGTCTACCTCGGCGACCTTCTCGCCGACCTCGAACGCATTAGCGAGCGCGCGTCCCATCAGGTAGGCGTGCGTGGGGTCGCCGACGACCTTCGCGGCGTCGGGGTCGGTGAGGATCAGCGGGGCCGACACGTCTACGACGTACCACTGCCCGGACGCGTTCTTGCGCTGAGACGTCGTCAGCTTCCAGATGTGCCCGTACAGCGGGGGCGCTCGCCCGTCGGGGAAGCGGTTGGCGCGGCCCGCCTCCATCATCCAGGTCTTCGCCACGGTGTGGCCGGTGGACTTGAACGGGATGACGTACTCGAGCCCGCCACCGTTGCGCCAGGCGACGCCGCAAAACTGGCGATAGTGGATGCACTCGTTGCCGCTCTCGAAGCGCAGCCTCATCTTCTCGTAGCGCTTGGCTCCGAGCGGCGGCTCACCCTCCGAGGTGAACGGGTACGAGGCGACGAAGCCCCCGCCGCTGTCGATCGGCTTGAACTCCAGCCACAGCTGCGTGACCGCGCAGAGCTGGAACCAGAATCCGGTTCTACCCGGGACGATCTCGACGCCCATCAGAAAGTCGCCCGGGCGCGCGCCGCTCACCGTCGCGGGCCCGTCGAGCACCTCGGGCGACAGCGGCTGGAGGACGTGGATCTGCGGAACGATGACGTCCTCGACCTTGGTCGAGACGCCGTGCCCGGCGTCGGCCTGCATCTGGCGCTTGAGCTCGTCGACCTGCGCGGGCGTTATCTCTTTCTTCACGGTGGGTACGGCGGTGGCGGTCATAGTGGTTCCTTCTTGGGTTTTACTTTCACGATCTTGCTGACTGTGGCCCCGAGCTTGCTCAAGGTCTCCGCGGACAGGCGCTGCCCGCGCTCGTAGAGGTCGCGCACGGCCGCGGTCAGGGTGTTCCACGAGACGGCGCGGCGCTCGGTGTAGTCGACGCCGAGCGCCTGGAGCTCGGCCACGAAGTCGTCGCGGTCCGCGGCCTGGTCTCGGCCGAACGCCACGACGACCTCCGTCTTCACGATGGCACCCAAGCCTATGCGGTCGAGCTCCTCGAACCCCTCCTGCCTGCGGGCGTCGTCCCACGACGCTACGATGTTGGCAAAGTAGTAGTCGTCGAGCGTGGCGGAGCAAGCCGGATAGTTGCCCTCCGCCGGTATGTCGATCCTGTCGACGCGCGCCTCGGCGAACATGCTCGGCAGCGTCTCGCGCTCGATCGTCCTGATGTCGACGTTGACCTGCGTGAGCCTCTCCTCGAGGCTGGCCTTGGCCGCATCGAGGTTGCGCCGCTCGCGAGCGACGTCGCGGATGCGGTCCAGCTTGTCAGGCGACGCCTCGTGGGCGTCCTCCTGCATGAGGCTCTCAAGGCTTCGATCTGTCATCCGTTCCTCTTTTTCAATTCCTTAATCGCTTTTCATAAGGTCAGCCATTTAGCTACGATCCAACAAAGAAGGACAATCAAAACGGCCATGAAAGCAATCACGGCCATCGCCGATAGTATTGTCATCGTAGCCATCCTTCAATGACACGCACCTAGCTTCATGGGAACCACAGACACGGCAGTGTCCTTCGGCGTTCATATTGAAGAGATGTTGCCACATCTCGGGAGTAATGGTATCACTTTGACTTGTCATCGCCGTTCTGCCTCTTGAGGCTGTAGTATGGCAGCCTGGGGTCGTACCCGAGGAACTCCATCAGCTTCGCGGGCGGCATCATCTGCCTGTGCCTGCTGCCGTAGGCCAGGTTGTAGACGCAGCGGCGCGTGATGCCGTACTTGCGGGCGATCGCGCTGACGCTCTCGCCGGCCATGATGTCGCGCTGGAGGACGCGGGCGAAGTCGAACTTGGTAGCGTATCGAGGTAGGCGTGCCATCTCATGGGTTACCTTACGCGGTGGACGACTGCCATGGCTGATAGCACGTAGCGGGGTACGTGTACACAGAAAACACGCGCTGAGCGCATTTATTTTCGAGGGCGGTGGACGAGGGATGGTACAGCGGTGTGCAATGCGGTAGCCTAGCGTCCTTCCCGGTTGCCTGCTCCGTCTTAAGTCGTTGATATATCAAAGGATTTGCCGTGACCCCACTCGAGGCGGCACTCAGCTACGTGGCACGAGGGTGGGAGGTATTTCCGGTTCCGCCAAATTCGAAAAAGTCCTACAAATCACGTGAGTACAGCGGCGACAAGTGGGGTAAGACGCGCGATGCTGCCACGGTGAAGGAGGACTGGCAGCGCTGGCCGCAGGCTGGCATCGGGCTGCCGACCGGCCACGTCAGCGGGTTCTGGGTGGTCGAGGCAGACACGCCGCAGGGGCACAACGTCGACGGCATCGCCGCGATGGCGGCGCTGGAGGCGGAGCACGGCGCGCTGCCGCCGACGCTCCAGGCGATATCGCCGTCGGGCTCGATCCACTGGTACTTCGGGTGGCCGGCGAGCTTCACCGACGAGATCCGCAACTCGACGTCGACCGTCGCGCCGGGGCTCGACGTGCGCGGGCAGGGCGGCATGGTGGTGGCCCCGCCGACCGTGCGCCGAGGACGCGCCTACGCGTGGCTCAACGACAACGCGATAGTCGACGCGCCGCGGTGGCTGGTCGACGCGGCGGTCGCGGCCTCGTCGCGCCAGCGCCAGCGGCGAGACAACAGCGGCGACGCCGAGGTCAACAGCAGCGTCGCGGACATCGAGCGGATCGTCGCGGCGCTCGACGTCATCCCCAACGAGACCCCGTCGTGGCAAGAGTGGTGCAGGATGGGGATGGCCGTATACCGCGCCACCGGGGGCAGCGAGGCGGGCTTCGACGCGTTCGACACGTGGTCGCAGAAGTGGCGCGGCTACGACGCGGCCAACACGCGCGAGCGCTGGGAGTCGTTCCACCGGTCGCCGCCGACGGAGGTGGGCGCCGGCACGATCTTCTACATGGCAAACGAGGCGTGCCCGGGCTGGGACCGGATCACCGTCGAGGACTTTTGGGCCCTTGCCCCAATGAACAGTTTCATATTCGTGCCGACGCGCGACCTGTGGCCGGCAGCGTCCGTCGACGCTCGGCTGCCGCCGATGGTGGTGGTGGTTGACGACGAGCCGAAGAGGATCAAGCCGCACGTCTGGCTCTCCAGCCGCAGGAGCGTCGAGCAGATGACGTGGGTACCCGGCCAGGACATGGTGATCAAGAATCGCTTGATAGCTAACGACGGATGGGTAGAACGCTATGGCGTCAAGAGCTTCAACATGTACCGTCCGCCGCGGCTGCGGCGAGGAGACCCGACGCTGGTTGGCCCGTGGCTCGACCACGTCGACATGCTGCTCAGCGCGGAAGAGCGTCAGCACGTCGTGTCATGGCTCGCGCACCGCGTGCAGCGGCCCGGTGAGAAGATCAACCACGCACTATTGATCGGCGGTGCGCCCGGGATCGGGAAGGATACGCTGTTCGAGCCGGTCAAGCGCGCGGTCGGTTCGTGGAACTTCCGCGAGGTGTCGCCAACCAACCTGCTCGAGTCGTTCAACGACTACCTCAAGTGCGTGATCCTGCGCGTCAGCGAGGCGCGCGACCTCGGTGAGGTCAATCGGTTCACGTTCTATGAGCGGACGAAGACTATCCTGGCAGTACCGCCCAACACGCTGCGCATCAACGAGAAGCACACGAAGGCCTACGACATCTTCAACGTCCTCGGGATGATCATCACGACGAACTACAAGCACGACGGCGTTTACTTGCCGGCCGACGACAGGCGGCACTACGTGGTGTGGTCGGACTTGAAGAAGGAGGACTTCGACGACGACTACTGGAACTTCATCTGGGGATGGTACGACAACGGCGGCGCCGAGCACGTGCTCGCCTACCTCCAGGACCACGACATCAGCCGGTGGGATCCGTCGGCGCCGCCAGAGCGGACGCAGGCGTTCTGGGACATCGCCAACTCCAACCGCGCGCCGGAGGAGGACGAGCTGGCGGACGCGATCGAAAAATTCGGTTTTTGGAAGTTAAGTTTAGGGGAAGGTGTAGGGCCTGATGCACTCACGCTTCTCGAGATCCAGAACAGCGCCGATGGGTTATTCGCAGCGTGGTTAGCGGACAGGCGAAACGCGCGAGCTATCCCTCACAGACTCGAGCGATGTGGATATGTCGCAGTCCATAACAGCGACGCAAAAGACAAGAGATGGAAGATCAAGCAAACACGACACACGATCTATGCCAAAATCTCGCTGACACCGAAAGAACGGTCCACCGCAGCGAACGCTTGCAGGGTAAGGATTGAAAAAAACGAGTACACGGAAAGGAAGAAAACCTGATGCTGATCGAAGTTCTAACGCGCGTGTTTGGAGCGAGATCCTTCGACGCGACCGACGTGATGATCGAAGCGTGGGAGGATCGAGAGCTCGCCGGAGCCATAGACGCTGAGGTCCCTCAGGTCCGATACAAGGGTGGCAGGAACGGAGGAGAGTTTAAGGTCCGGGCAATCCGAGCAGCCCTGCGGCGCTCGAACAGGATAGCTGCGTCTCGCCTAGGTGGCGGGTATTGGTCGTTCCGCCTGCGTGTTGGTGCACGTGGTGCACGTGGTACACGGTGATGCACTAATCCTAAAATTCTACTCTACCTACGCGCGTATCTTGTTGCTTTTTCCACACAAACTTATACGCGTATATTACCTACTAGAGGTAGAATGAAATAGACCTATATACTGCGACCCTGTACCACGTGCACCACGTGCACCCGCGGAGCGTCGGCCCTTGTTTCTATTGGACTTGTCCCCCCGAACGGGTGTACCGGCAATTCCAGGGCGAACTCCCAGGATCCAACCGAACCGGCCGCATGACCGACTGGGCGCTTGCCGTCACTGCGCCGAACCTGGAGAACGCCGTCTCCGCGGAGATGGCGAGGCGTTCGCTCGCCCACATCCTGTTCAAGGTCCGCAGCCTGTCCGTGACACGCGGCCGTGTCTTCGAGCGCCTGCGGCCAGCGTTCCCCGGCTACGTCTTCGTTCGCCACGCCGACTACTACGACGTCATAGCGATCGACCGCGTGAGCTACGTGGTCCCCAAGAACCTCCCGCCCGAGGTCGTCCCCGACGGGATCGTCGGCGCGCTCGTCCAGCGCTGCGATGGTGGCGACGTCTTCCCGACCGTCGACATACCGGCGCGCTTCAAGCGCGGCGACCGCGTCACCGTCGGCGGCAGCGGCGCCCTGGCCGGGTTTTATGGTGTGTTCGATCGCTTGCTGAACAGAGGTCGAGCTATCGTTTTTGTTCCGTGGCTAGGTGGGGTCGCCCCAGCGGAAATTGACGAAAGCGACTTGGTTTTGGTAAACGTGAGTTGCGTGAAGAAACGTAAGCGTGGGAAGCGCGGCCGAAGGCGGCGCTCATAGCATCTGGCGCTGCAGGCCTTCGGGCTTCGCGCGCGGGTGTGTCGGGGTTTGAGTCGGCGAGATTGTGCTACGCAATGGGGAAATGGGGATGCTGAGTAGGGACCTCGAGTGGTCTAACCGTGCGGACGCCTATGCGCTCGCGGACCGGATCGCCGGCTACTGGCACGCGAAGGGATTCCACGGGATCATCGTCGAGCCGTACTCGATAACTGTCAAGGGCAGGCCGTGGTGGGGAGTCCGCACCAACATGATCAACGGGCTTCCGCCGCGCGAGTCGCGGTTCATGCCAGGATCGTTCAAGTAACGAGCGGTGCTGCCCCTGGAGAGGTGACCTGTCCCGGCGGCTCTCCCTCGCCGCTCCGCTGGGATTTCACGAGTTCGGGAACCTGCCCACCACGCTGCGGCGGAGACAGTGGGTGCGACCAGGGAAACGAAGGGAGCAGCGCCGTTGACCGTTGTTCGCGCGGTAGGCGCTGCTTCCAATTATTCGGCCGGCTTAAATCCCAGGAGATGCGATCCGGCTGGTCCGCCGCGGCCACCTGTCAAGCAACCCGCCCCCATTGCCCCTGACAGCGTGGCCACGGCGCGGAAAGGAGAAACAATGGGCGGTCCCGGAAGCGGAGCCAGGAGATCCTCGCGCTGGCCTAACGGTAGGGGGTGGCGAAACTGGTACATGCTCGAGCGCTGGCGAAAGATATCTCGCGCCCAGCTGAAGGCAGAACCACTCTGCCGCATATGCCTGACGCGCGGCGTCGTCATGCCTGCCACCGTGGCCGACCACGTGGTAGAGCACCATGGTAACGAGCGTATGTTCTGGCACGGCGAGCTCCAGAGCTTGTGCGCGAGCTGCCATGACAGCGACAAGCGCATCGAGACGTCGCGCGGATATCTGCCTGGAACTGACGCAAACGGCGAGCCGACTGACAGAAGGCACCCCTGGTTCAAGTAGAGGAATACTCTCCTTTTTGAGATCGTGCTCGGTTCGCGTTTTGTCCTCCGGGGGATGGCTCCAGCCATGGCAGTTTTGGGAAGGCCAAATTAGATACTAATGTCAAGGGCTTAGGCCAAGGGGCGGGGGGGAGTAGAGAAAAATTCTAAATTTTCAAATTCCGCGCCGCGGCTGCGGTGCGAAACTTGCGCCATGAAGCACAAAGTTTCCCTCCCCTTGGACGAAATTCCATAATAATTTCAAATAGTTAGACGGAGAGACGACCACCTGCCAAAATCGGTGGAACTCGACCCAAAAACCGCGAAGAGAGGTTTGTTCTACGGAGTTCCCGCCAGGAACTGGCACTGAAACCCGCAGAGAGAAGATTTTTTCATGGGATTCTGGCCGTTCGGGCAAGGTTCACGGAACGACGTCGTTTCGCGTCTTATCCGGATCGAGGCTAAGGTCAACCAGCTCCTCTCGGGGCAGGCAGCAGGAAAGGCAATGCTCATGACGGAACAGGAAGAGATCGCGAACCTGGTGCAGCGCGTATCGGAGAACCGGGACGCGGTGGCGTCGGCCACGACCGCGCTCGAGGGGCTCCTCCAGCGGGTGGCGAGCCTCAGCCAGGAGCTCCAGGCTGCCATCGCGGCGAACCCTAGCGACGTGTCGCCTGACATCAAGGCAGCTGCCGACCAGATCCAGGCCAACACCGCCGCGCTGCAGGACGCGGTCCCGCACATCGCGCAGGCGATCATGCAGGGCACCGCGGCCGCCCATTGAACCGCACAGATCGGCTCTGCTCGAAGATCGAGGAGGTTGAGATGCCCTCACCGCGCCCAGTCCCAACGACCCTGCGTGTCCTGCGCGGGAACCCTGGCAGCAAGCCGCTGCTCAAGAACGAGATGCATCCGCGGCTCCCCGACCTCGTCCCGGACCCGCCCCGCCAGCTGACAGGCCTCGCCGCGGAGGAGTGGCGGCGCATCGTGCCGGAGCTGTATCATATCAAGGTTCTCACGGTGGTCGACATCAAGCCGCTGGCTGCCTACTGCCAGGCGTACAAGACGTGGTGCGAGGCCGTCGAGCTCATGAACGAGCTCGGCGGCACCTTCATGAAGGGCTACGTCCTGGAGAGCAAGAGCGGCACCGTGGTCAAGAACCCGCTCCACGGCGTCGCGCGCGACGCTGCTCGTGAAATGGTGAGGTACGCAATTGAGTTCGGATTTACCCCCGCAGCCAGGACCCGCATCGCCGCCGGCCCCAGCGGCGAGGCGCGGCAGCCCGACAAGTTCGACGGACTCATTCCAAGTTAGGCGCTCGGCGAAAGGCAGGGAGCGCGCCGATCGCGTCATCGAGTTCATCGAGCAGCTGACGATCCCGAGCGGCAAGGGCCAGGGCCAGCCGTTCAAGCTGCGCGGCTTCCAGAAGCGGTTCATCAAGGACATCTACGAGCCCCACTGCGACGGCAGGCGCGTGGTGCGGCGGGCCATCCTCAGCATGGCCAGGAAGAACGGCAAGACAGCGCTCACGGCGGCGATCGTGCTGGCGCACCTGGTCGGGCCGGAGCGGGTGCCCAACGGCGAGATCTACAGCGCTGCCAACGATCGCGACCAGGCGTCCATCGTCTTCAAGTTCGCCAAGCAGATGATAGAGCTCGAGCCGGTGCTGGCGCGCAAGATCGAGGTCATAGCGTCGACCAAGACGATGCTCGTGCGCCAGACCGGCTCGATCTACCGCGCGGTCAGCGCCGAGTCCGGGACCAAGCACGGCTACATGCCGAGCCTGGTGATCTACGACGAGCTGGCGCAGGCCAAGAACCGCGACCTGTACGACGTGCTCGACACGTCGTTCGGCGCGCGCGAGGAGCCGCTGTTCATCGCGATCAGCACGCAGAGCAACGACCCCGAGCACATCTTCTCGCAGCTGGTCGACGACGGCCTGTCGGAGACCGACCCGACCATCACCTGCCACCTGTACGCCGCCGACGAGGGCTGCGACCTGGACGACCCGAAGCAGTGGAAGAAGGCTAACCCCGGGCTCGGCGACTTCCGCGACCGCGACGACCTGGTCATCGCGGTCAAGAAGGCCATGCGCATGCCGGCGGAGGAGCCCAAGGTCAGGAACCTCTTCCTCAACCAGCGCGTCGCGCCGGTCGCCTCGCTGATCTCGCGCGCCGAGTGGATGGCCTGCGTCGGCGACGTCAGCTTCGAGGACCGTGAGGAGGTCTACCTCGCGCTCGACCTCGCGAGCACGGCCGACCTGGCCGCACTGGTCATGGGCTCGGCGACCGATCCGTGCCGCGTCCGCCCGCTGTTCTGGAAGCCGCTGGAGCACCTGCGCGAGCACTCCAACCGCGACTTCGGCGCCGGCAACCTACGCTACCTGGAGTGGGCCAACGCCGGCTACCTGCGGACGAGCCCCGGCAAGAGCATCGACCCGGGCGTGGTCGCCGTCGCCGTCGCGGAGCTGGCGCAGCGCTACCGCGTCCTCGGCCTCGCGTTCGACCGCTGGCGCGTCGAGGACATGCTGCGCGAGCTCGACCGCATCGGACTGCGCGCGTACAAGGACGGTGACAAGGGAGACGGCCTGAGACTGGTCCCGTGGGGTCAGGGTTACGCCTCCATGGGGCCGTCTGTGGACGCGTTCGAGCTGGCTATCCTGGAGCGCAAGCTCGTGCACCCCAACAGCCCGGTGCTGAACTTCAACGTTTCGAACGCGGTCGCTACCATGGACGCCGCCGGCAACCGCAAGATCGACAAGTCCAAGGCGCGGTTCCGCATCGACGGCGCGGTCGCGCTCGCCATGCTGATGGGGCTGCGCTCGCGCGACGGCGTCAAGAAGCCGCTCGACATAGAGACGATGATCTTCTGATACGTGGTCGCATGAACCTGAAAGGCATGACTGATCTAACTAGGCAGGACGTGTTCGATGCGCACGCTCAGTTTGGCCAGTTGGATCGGCGTATGGTCAAAGCCGCAATGGGCAAAAATTGGCCGAAAGAATGGGACGACTTATGCCTTGATGGCAGCGGTATTTTTTCTCCTGATCTTCTGAAGGACGCACCAAAATGACCATGCTCGAAACGCGACGCGGTGAATCGTCCGGTTGGCCTGGACAAAAGCCACAGAAGCGCGAGCCGTTGCCGCTGCCTCCCGGCAACAGCTTCGTGCGCCTGCTGACGGCCCGCGCCGTCGCGCAGGTCACCCGCAGGGCGGTGGCGGACGTCATCGAGGACAGGTGGCCGAGCGACCGCATCGTCGCCCGCGCCGCGTCGGCGCCGGCCATGACGAGCGTCGCCGGCTGGGCCGCGGAGCTCGCGCAGAAGATAGTCAGCGATGCGCTCGACGCGCTCGGCCCGGTGTCCGCGGCCGTGCGGCTGCTCAGGCTCGGACTGGTCCTGAGCTTCGACCGCCACGCGATCATCAGCGCGCCCGGGTTCACCGCGGCGCCCGGCAACGCCGGCTTCGTCGCGGAGGGGCAGCCGATCCCGGTCCGGCAGCTCGCCGCCACGGGCGCCCAGCTGCAGCCGTACAAGCTGGCGGCGATCAGCGTCCTGACCCGCGAGATGGTCGAGTCGTCGAACGCCGAGCAGATGATCGGCGACGTCCTGGTGAGGGCCGCGGGGCTGGCGCTCGACGCCGCGGTGTTCGACAGCAGCGCCGCGACCGCCGCGCGAGCCGCCGGGCTACGCAGCGGCATCGCTGCCTTGACGCCGAGCGCGAGCGTCGACCCGTTCGGCGCTTTCTATGAGGACCTCTCCACGGTGATCGGCGGCGTCTCGCCGGTCGGCGGGCCATTCGTCCTGGTCACCTCGTACGCGCGGGCGGCGACCATGGCCGCGCGCTTCCCGGGGGATCCAGGCCTCGCGGTGCTCGGGTGCAACGCCGTGGGCAACGACCTGATCGCGGTCGGGCCGAACGCCCTGGTGTCGGCGTTCAGCCCAGACCCGGAGATCGAGACCTCCAGCGCGGCCAGCCTGGTCATGAACGACGTGGCCGCGCCGGTCGTGAACGGTGGCGCGCCGGCCGCGCCGGTGCGCTCGCTGCTGCAGACCGACTCGATCGCGCTCAAGGTCCGCTGGCCGATGGCGTGGGCGCTGCGCAGCCCGGCCGCCGTGGCGTGGGTCTCGCCGACGTGGAAATGAAGAAGGAAGCCAGCTTCCTCGAGGATGCGCTGCCGCGGCTCGACCCGGTCATCGCGGTCGAGAGCGACGAGCGCGGCTGGCGCGGGCTCACCGCCTGCGGCGAGGTCCTCGAGGTCCGCGGCGTCAACGGTCACAGGGCGGAGGTCCCGGCCGGCGACTTTGTCGTCATGCGCGCCGGCAGGCCCGTCGGCCGCCGCGCGATCGAGCCGCGCGACGGCGTCGACATCGGCGCGTACCTCAGCCGCTACGGCTCCGCGCGGGAGCTGTACCGCGCGTGCAGGCTCGACGAAGCGCTGGCGCAGGCTAACGAGACGGTATCGATCGCGCCGACGTGGTGCGCGCGCTTCAACCGCTCGCAGATCCTGCTGGCATGCGGGCTCTGGCCGGAGGGGTTCGCCGAGTACGAGGCTTGCCAGCTCGAGCCGGCGTTCCAGCGACCGAACACCGCTAAGGCGCTCGCGGCCGGGCTGAGGCAGTGGCGGGGCGAGCCGATCGCGGGCAAGCGGCTGCTGCTCCTGCACGACCACGGCTTCGGCGACACGATCATGACGCTGCGGTACGTCTCGATCCTGTGGCAGATGGGTGCGGACGTCGTGATGGTGATGCCGCCGGAGCTGCAGAGCCTCGCGCAGCCGCGCGGGCCGGTCGTCAGCGACATAGTCGACGCCGACTGCTTCTGCACGATGCTGGGGCTCCTGAGCGCGCTCGAGGTGACGCCCGAGAACCTCCTGGCAGATGCGCCGTACGTCACTGTCGACCGCGACGCGCCGCGCCTGGCGGCGAAGGTGCGGAGGCGCATCGGTGTCGCGTGGTCGGTAGGGAAGCAGTTCACGGACGGCGACTACCCGCGCGAGGCGCCGCTCGAGCTGCTGGTCGAGAGGCTCGGCGGCGACGCCGACCTGGTCAGCCTGCAGACGCAGGACCGCGAGCGCGCCGAAGCGCTCGGCGTGCAGATCTGTTCTTTCAACGACTTCGAGGAGC